AAATAAACACAACATATTTTAACGACCCATTAAAAAAAAAAATAGCAAACATGTTAGAATCTAAATACACTGACGAAGCATATAAAGAATTAATTGATAATCTAAAAAAAAATAATAAAAAAGAAATTATTGATATGATAAAACAAGAAGGTGAAACTCCACTAGAATTATTACAATTTTTTCCTCAAGATTATAATCAAAATAAGGTGCTAGAACAAAAATATAAAGACCTAAAACAAATATATGATGATCATACACCACGATCTACAAAATCTCATAAACGCTAGCTTCTTTACATCGTCCATAGGTTTTTCGATGCCATTGTGAAATCCCATATTTCAAAATCCCGTCTAAATGAGTTTTGGTTCCATATCCCATGTTTTTCGCCAATCCATATTTAGCATCTAATTCCGGGATTTCGATACAAAGATCCCGAATATAGGCATCTCTCGCAGTTTTAGCTAAAATAGAAGCGCAAGCAATAGATGCAAACAAATTATCACCACCGGGCACGGTTTCAAAAGGAAGACTGGCTAAAGTTCCCGTCGCTTCATCATATACCGGATATCCAGTAAAATCATTCCCATCAATCAAAAGAAAGGCATCCTTCCCCAATCCTTTCGTTTCCAGACGTTCTAAAATATGTCGAATACATTCTCGCATACCTTTCAACACCGCCTGACGGATATTAATGAGATCGATTTCCAAAGCTTCCACAAATTCCACATGCCAAGCGAGAGATGCGCTACGAATATAATCCGCGATTTCCGCGATTTTCTTTTTAGACGTGATTTTTTTACTATCCCGAACCTGAGAGAAATCGAAAGAACCATCTTTAGGTAAAACGACGGCGGCTACATAAACTCTCCCAAAAAGCGGTCCACGACCGGCTTCATCGATCCCAATCTCGATTTTCTCTCGTTGGTAAAACATTTTAACACCATATTTATTTTGCAAATCGAAATTAACATCCATGGTTCTTTAGACAATAACATAAATTCATTTTATATTTCAATTTTATTAGAAATATATAATATATAATAATATAGGCTCTCTCGAAATGGCAACATATAAATTATCGGTATTTGCATTATTTTTAATAGTATTAGGCGCATTAATTATTTCGATGTTAGTAGGTAATTGGTTTCATACCAAAGAAGGAATGATTTCATTTTATAATGGAACACCCCCATTATCCACAGTAGTATATATTAAAGATTACTCTGGACCAACGAGTGGGAAATTTGGTAAAAATGTCGTGCTAATTTATGATAATATTTTCTTTGATCAAGACAATGCAAACATAATAGAAGTAGATAGCACAGCTATCAACGGTAATGTAATGATTGGAAATGTCATGACTGGTAAAGCAGAAACAGATGGTAGTTCTATACAAAATATATATATAACCAATGCATTCGATAGTGATGAGTATTTTAATCCTAACGACGTAGAAACGTATTCTTATACCGACAACACATTAACCAATACTACACCAACAAAAGGAGCAACAAATAAATTTAAGATATCCTACTGCGAAATGATTTATACAACCCAAAGTAAAAATACAGATGAATATACTGTATTTGTATTACCTTGGAATGATAGCACTTACATTCATATCATAAATAATACAAAAAAGACGAATGTAAATACCACATGGTTTGGACCAGGAAAAAAACATAGTATAAAATCGCATAATGAAATTAAAAATACATTACCATTTATTAATAATGGGATATATACACAAGATTTAAATACAAGTCCAATGTTGAATACCTTTATGATTCAAGAAAGCTATAATTCACAAAGCTTAGTATATCAATTAAATGATAGTATTTTTTTTAATAACAATACGGGAGTATTAATTATATATAAAGATAAATTATATAAAGATTTTACTGCATACAACCAAGATGGAGAAATTATTTCAAATAATAGTGTTGAATCACAAAAACGTAGTGAAAAAACGTTTGATGCGTGGCATAAATATGACAAGTTTGGAAACATAATGATTTTATATATTAATAACGGAAAAAATATTATGCTTGCTTTAATTCAACCAACGGAATATGAAAGCAATACTACTATATATACCTTATTTAATGTTCAGCGATTTAATAATATAGGTTTAGATGCTGGATTCAGTTATGGTCGAGAAGGTGCGTCCAAGTTTGTTGGACTTAATAGTGGAGGAGCAGAAAGTATAGGAGGACTGAATGGTTTTGGATTAGGAGTAACCAATGGATGGGGTCAAGGAGGACCAGGGGCATGGGGAGAACAAGGTGGACCAGGGACATGGGCAGGATCTGGAGAATCTACATCCACTGGAGGACCAACTGATATGATGAATGATTATTATCGTTGGTTTTATCATTGGGCAACCAAAGGACTGAACAATAATCCAAATGGGCCGAATTTCAATTATTCCGACGATTACATCATGAAAACCCAAATCGTGCCACCCGTTTGTCCATCCTGTCCATCTTGTCCTGCAACGGGAACATGCACGAATTGTGGAGGAAATGGCGGATCTGGAACACAAACGAAGGATGGAACGTCTTTAGCGGAAGGTGGATATGAAAATAGAAATTTGAATGTAACTGGAGATGGATTGACAATCACCGATGCGGCAAATACGGTGGGAGGTGTCTTAAACAATGCAATTAGTCAACCCGCGAATATTATCGCTGGTGTTGAAAATACAATAGAAAAAGGCGCGTCAGGAGCAGTTGATTTAGCAAAGGATACTGGATCTGGTGCAGTAAATCTGGTAAAGGATACTGGATCAGGTGCAGTAAATTTGGCGAAAGATACTGCTTCAGGTGCATTAAATCAAATAAATATGATGGGTTCCACTGCGATTGGATTAGGAAAAGATATTGTGGGTGGAACCATCGATCTTGGAAAAGATATTGTGGGTGGAATCAGTGATTTGGGAGACAGACAAAGAAAAAATCAAAATCAAAATCAGGGGGTCGGTGTCGGGGTCGGGTCCAACCAATATGGATATGCTAATTCTTACGGAGGAGGATCTGCTGCAAATCAACTATTACCGAAAAACATCGCATCTAACGTAGATCATTCCAATTTATATGGTGCCGTGCCAAACAAAGGAAATTCGAGTTATATGCCCCTTGGCAGTGACTTTTCTAAGTTCGGGCGTTAAGCCGGAACGACAAAAAAGTTCTTACGGAACGACAAAAAAGTTCTTACGGAACGACAAAAAAAAATCCCAGTCTAAAATGCGGATAAAATGAATATAAAAAATCTTTATTATTTACAAGAACCATATTATTTGTAAATAATCATAACTACCATAATATGAAAACACAAACACAATTACCAATCAATCACCTATTTGAGAGAGAAACGATCGTAAAAGAAATCACGACGATTCTAAGCACGTTCGATGAAAGATGTCAGCAAACCACGTTTAAAAAAGGAATATATATCTACGGTTCTCCCGGAACGGGAAAATCCCATTTTGTGGTTCAGCTCTTGAAAGAATTAGGATACGATGCCATTGTATACGATGCAGGAGATGTGCGAAATAAATCCCTATTCCAAACCATCGATTCAAATCATCTCTCGAATCGAAACGTCTTAGATTTAATGAATCGTAAAGTAAAAAAAATCGCGATAGTGATGGATGAAATTGACGGAATGAACAATGGTGATAAAGGGGGTATAGATGCACTCATCAAGTTAATACGACAGAAAAAAACGAAAAAACAAAAAGCGGAAAATACCACGCTAAATCCTATTATATGTATAGGAAATCACAAAAACGATAAGAAAATCCGTGAATTAATGAAAGCATGTCATACCTTTGAATTGAAAATTCCCACAAAGAAACAAACGGAAGATTTATTAAAAATCTGTCTCCCGCCATTTTCTACTTTTCATACCTCGGTTCAAAGTAAAATCCATGAATATATTCAGGGAGATCTACGGAAAGTCCTCTTTTTATCTCAAATCTGGAAAAAAAAACCGGAATTATTAACTATTGAAACGGTGCAAAACATATTCCATGTAAAAATGTTGAACGAAGATGCCAAAAAAATCACATGGCGATTATTGAATAAGACCATATCCTTAGAAGATCATATTCCATTCATGAACGAAACCGATCGAACCACCGTTGCATTATTATGGCATGAAAATATTGCGAATCCTTTAGCAAAAGAACCAAGTGAAAAGGCGTTTCCTTTTTATTCGATATTATTAGAAAACATGTGTTTTGCAGATTATATCAGTAGAATTACGTTCCAAAGTCAAATCTGGCAGTTCAATGAAATGGGTTCTCTCATCAAGACGTTTTACAATAATAAATTATATCACGATAAATTTCCAACCCATACTGGGAAATTCGCCCTAAACGAAGTGGATTTTACAAAAGTATTGACAAAATATTCAACGGAATATAACAACCAGCTTTTTTTATACGGACTTTGTCAGAAAATGAATATGGATAAAAATGATTTAGTCGCTTTTTTCCAAGAACTTCGAATCTTATATGGAAATAATACCCAATCGAAAAATATGGATTGGGTAGAAAAGATCCAAGAACATTTAGGAAAAGAAGAGGTGGATATGTTGGATATAAAACGGATGTATCGATTTTTAGACAAAAATGTAAAAAAAGAGGATATTTCGGAAGAAGGGGATCTGGAATATTTAGACGAAATGGAAGAAAGTGATTTCGAAGACGAAATTTTAGAATAATTTTTTACATTGTTTTCTTTGGATATTATATATTTGCGGACATGAATGTCATTATGTTTCTTTACGTCTTTCTACTGTTCGTTCTTCTAACTCCCGGAATTCTACTTTCTCTTCCACCAAAGGGAGGTAAATGGTCTACTGCTATTGTCCATGGTCTAGTATTTGGTCTGGTTTGGTGCTTTACCAATAAATATGTGTGGGAACTAAGTATGATAATGATGCATCCTGCTCCCGCCGTTGTGTTAAATGTTTAGGCATTTTAACCATGTAAAAAATTACGAATATTATTTTTATATAAAATAATATTTTTATACTATATAAAATATGGCGAAAACACGTAGCAATCGTAAACATAAACATATAATCTCTACGGTCCCTCATGAACATACTTGTCATGGATTACATCAATGGTATGTCTCTATGTTTGAAAAACTAGGCTGGATGTTATTAGCACAGCGAAATGGATGGAATGATAAAGTCATGGCCTATAAAAATTCAGTGCATAGATTAGAAGAAGCGATTCTCCACAAACATGCGCATGTAAAAGAAGCCGACCGTAAAATGGATTTGAAAATCATGTTGGCAAATGTGAAAGTTCTCAAAGAACACGTGCAAAAAGATTTTTAGTTTTATCGTTCACCGATGCATCATTTGTTGCAACATATTTTCCAATTCTGCATTTCTCTGGTATAATTGTTGTAATTGTTGTTGTTGGGTTTGGATTAAATGGACAATTTCTTCGGTGCTTAATGCCCGGGGTGCTTCTCCTGGATTTTGTATCATAATTTGCGGTTGAGTTTGACCTTGATCATGCATTTGCATCATTTTGGCACGATCTTCTTCAATCTTTTTGATTTGTTCAATGACATCTGGTTTATAATGAGGATTACCGGGTTCATATTTTTCTAAAAGTGGTCCAATATCTTCCATGAAATATTTTTTAATCGCCGCTTCTTTTTCTCCACCGCGTATAAACATATCTACGGTTTTATCGCTGTATTTTTGAAATTGATTCGGGAAATTCATTTCAAGTAATTTACGTTTATCAAAGGTATTTTGTTCATGGGAAAAGACCAAGATCGATTTCAAAGGATCTAATTGCACAAATGGAATCGTATAATTCTTTAAAAACGCCTTTTCTTCTGCGATAGCCGCATGTTCTTCGTATCGACATTGGTCTAGTAATTCTCTTCGAAATGCAAATGTTCCAGCAGTTGCGTGATTTGGACCATAAGGACCAAATTGCACCATTTTTTGAATATGTTTAAAGTAAATATAAATTTCACTCGCACCAGCACATAATGCGGCCGGATTTTGTTGTAAACGTTCTACTGCATGACTAATTCGTTCTGGTGGATAATAATCGTCGTCGTCCATATATACGATAATCGATCCTTTCGATTTTGTGTGCATTAGATTTCGTTTCGCTCCTAATGCGATTTTCTTATCTAACGGAAAATATTTAATTTGTGGTATATTTGCGGCAGTAATAAGGTCCCCGATTTTGTCCGTTCCATCATCGATAATAATCCATTCGATACGAGATTTAGGATAATCTTGATTGCGGAAACACTCCAACATGGTTTGAATAAACGGTCGTCGATTGAAAGTTGGGGTGCATACACTTACGAATGGATGTTTATTGGCGGGTTTGGTTTTGGATTTGGTCATTTTATATATATCCACATTACTTGTTTATATTGCTTCTACAGCAATAGGTTTTTCTTCGCCTTCGGGTTTGGCTTTAGATCCAAACAGATTACCAAATTTAGATTTTATACTATTATAACCAATACTGGCAACACTCCCAATTGTATTTATTAAACTGCCTTTTGTAGCATTTGGATATAATTGGGATATCACAAAACAAAAGAAACCTATTTCGGGTTGTGCTTGTGTAAAAGCAATTGCGAATCCACTATTATAAATTTGGGTAATATTAATTGCCATTTGTATTTCTGTTTTAAATATACGGTTTAACATGTCTGCTATTTTACTCTGTATCACTACTATTTCTTCATCATATGCGGTTTGTATTTCTTTCATAAAAGTGGTTTGTTTCAAAGTATCAATTATGTTTGTATCTCCCTCTTTCTTCTCATCTCCCTCTTTCTTCTCTTCTCCCTCTTTACTCTCTTCTCCCACTTTCTTCTTTGCATCTACCTTCTCCTTCTCATTTTCGATTATGGCTTTCACTTCACCTGACGTAATATTTGCATTAATAATGGTTATTACGCGATTACAAAAATTAGAAACGTTTGCATCTATTTTCATTAAAATCATTTCTTTGAAAAATGCTAATACGTTTTCTATTTGTTTTCTGTTTGACCCGTTATACTCTTTTAATTTTAATTCCACTTCTCCTGTCACACTTTGAATACTAATCGGTGACTTAAAAATATTTGCGACTTCATTACAAATAGCCTTTACTTCCTCTATTTTTGTCTCAAAATTTGTAAAATTTGCTTCACTACCACTCATTTCTTTGAGTGCCTTAATATCCAGTAATAATCGTCCAAAGAAGCTATCATCATCAATTATGGTTGGGGGTTTCACTATTTCTTTCTTCTCTTCTACATCTACTGGTTTCACTTCAGTGGGCTTCTTCTCTATTGGATCTATTGGCGCAATATTCATTGGAATATTCTTTAGTTTATTTTCTAATATAGATGAATTATCTTTATAGGATTCCCCATATGCCACATTCGTATTGGATTTATAAGATTTCTTGTTTAGAATAAAATAGACTAAATACATGAGTGCAAATAAAAATAAAACACTTAATACTAGTTTAACTGCAGAAGATGAATTCGAATTTTGCATAGGATTCTCTGCTAGATAAATAAAATTGGAAATAATCAAGACAAACATAACGAAATAAAAGAAATACGAATAAAAATAAACAATGGCATCCCGTATAAATGTCCCGATTTTGAAAACATTCGATTCGCATTTTTTATTTTCATGTTTCATTATATCATCATATGCATTATTACTGAAACCGTAAAATCCAAAGAAAACATAAATAAACCAAAAATAAAATGCAATTCGCATTACAGGATATACCGCATACAAAATACCGCCAATCGCTAAAATAATGAAAAGGTTATATAGACACCATGTAATAAAGTTAGTAATAGTTGGTCCCATATTAATAGAAGTAATTGTAGCAACTAATAAATAATGCCGGATAACACCATACAACATAAAAGATAAAAAGAATTTATCTTGCACCCATGCAAAAGGATTATTAATAAAACTATTGTATAAATCCCAGAAGGAAGTTAGATTAAAAAGTAAAATAAGCATGAATAACAGAATGTATAACAAGGATGGAAAATTATATAGATAGATTAGTTTTGCGAACCATTTGATTGCTTTGAAAATATAAATAAGAATATCAAATGGGGATGCAATAAAAGTATTTAAAAGCGTATAAAAAATCAACGATCCTTTTTTCACTTCTACTACTCCTTCTTCTGTAATATTTTCGGGACTAATGACCCGTAATGGTAAAGAAGTGCTGTCATAGTAAATATAAAAATATGCATTATTCGTAAATATCCAGGTAACAATCACGAGTATGATCTGTGTAAAAATACTGTAGATGATAGAACTATCATATAATATTTGTTGATTTTCAGCATAGACCGATGCTGGAACATACGTATTACCAATTAAAAGAGGCGGTCCATTGGGGTCTATTAACTTTGCGGTTTTTGGATTGATTACCACATTATCACTCGGGTCTACATTTAAATCTAATTTCCATGGCCAATTCGGTTTTGTAATCGGCGCACCCATATTATCAAATGGGGTAATAGGTAAATTACCATAAGATAATTGAGCGATTACGACGGAAAAATAGATTAATATATTATTGAACAAACTAATAAAAAACATGAGAAAATTTGACATCCCTGCCAAAAATACAGCAAAACTTTCTGGTTTTAGCATTTCGGTCACGTCCTCTAAATCTTCCGGAATTTCATCCGGTAAATTAAGATCACTTAATACATTATCTAATTTATCTAAGGTATCATCTAATAAAAACTCTGCATCGAGATCCTCTATTTCGACACCTATAAAAGAAGATAAGTTATCTAATTTTGCAGATTGTTCTTTCGTCAATGTTTTCGTTTTTTTACCGCTGCTCGATCCATTACTATTCGATGATCCGGTTGCATTCGATGATCCTTTACTATTCGATGATCCGGTTGCATTCGAACCTTTACTTTGATTAGGATTGTTAGGATCGTAATATTTTGTATTACTATCATCCATTATTAGTATTTCTTGTCTTCCAGGTTGTAAAAAGTTTTTGATTTTTTCATTTTTCAAAATTTCTTCTGGGATATGTTTGTCCGTAAAACCTTCTAAAGTAGGAAAAAGAAGCATATTTTTATAATTTCTATTATTTTTTATTTTCTCCATTTTATTTAGTAATTCATATTCATCTTTCAATAACATTGTATTATATAACGACTCTATATATAATACAAACATTATCGGGCGTATAATGCACCACAGTTCCCTCCTATAAATGAAATAATATTATATCTCTCTTCAAATAATGTCATATTGAAATTATAATCGTATAATTTCCAATTCGATTTATTCGTTGCAATTGGTATTCCATTTCCATCACATATAATTTGGAAAGATGCTCCCGTGCTATTAATTGGGGGAACATAAGTAGTAATCTCCAATTCTACATTTTTAAATCGGCTTAGATTGATAGCTCCCGATGGTTGATATGTATGTGGATTCGTATCTAAACAAAAATTATAACAATATAATCCTTCTTTGGCAAAAGAATTCGTTCGTGTATATTTCTCAATATAATTAAATACGGAAGAAGTTAAGCTATTCTCTCTATATTTTCCATCCAATATAACCGCAAACGTTTCCATAATTTCTTTTTGATTATCCGCACTATAATTGCCAGTAGTATAGAATCCAGTATTTGATCCATTTGGGTGAATTAAAGGTCCTAAATACTTACCATTCAATTTTAATTGAGGATTAGTAACCACATCTTTTAAGGTGGGTGCATTCGAATAATATGGTGCCATTTGGATTTCGGATGGTATATTTTGATATGGCCAGTTTGTATAATTACTCCATTCATTTCGCATATATACATCGTTTCGTTGAAAATACCACATCCAACTCGAAATCATTCCATTGGAATGAAGTGAAACCGTTTTAGATCCAGTAACATTATCGAATTGATATTGAAATACATCTTTCACTAAATATATTTGATCTTCTGCTGCAAATAATTTTGCTTCTTCTTTGGATAAAAACGCATAGGTGCTCATTAAATGAATATCGGCATTCCAATTACTAATCAGGTTTGTATAATTACCAGTTTCAATCGAGGTATCTGCCGAAGGCGGACTTTGTAAAAAACGATACATTTGAAAACGGGCTTGGTTAAAATCCGGTTGAACATAAGGATAATTATTGGTGTTATCAAATATATCACGCACTTGAAATAACTCTTGTATAGGTCGTAAAGTAATCGAAATTTCCAATTCATTATATTGTAAAGACACGAGTGGAAAAGCACAACGACTATCTAATGTAAACCAGGCATGAATGGGAATATATAATTGTCTTCCACGAATAGAGGGTTCGGTTCCAATAGTATCATCGGTATCTATTGCAAAATAAGCAGAAGGATAGGTATTGGCCCGATTAAACGCATTTGCTGGATTATTTAATTCTAAAACGTTTCCAGACATAGTATTGAATAATTTCTTTTTTTCTGCAGTAAAATCACGATCCACGGATGCAGCAATATATTCACCGGAATATTTAGCTAAAAGAAAAGATCCAGCATGAATATTCACTTCCTTGATCATATTTGTTCCTAAATTCTGTATCCATCGAAATTCATAAGGAGCCCATTCATTATTCGTATCGGGAGTAGGTGAATAAATCGGGCTCCAAATATCAGGTATAGTAATACCGATATAGGTATCCATTAATAATTCCGCATACCGTTTGATTTTAAAAGAAAACGTAGAGGGTTCGGTTAATCGTAGATCGCGTATCCCGTCATAATCGATACGAAATTTCTGTAGTCCAAAATTCGTATATTTCGAATAAGTTACACGAAAAAAGGTTTTAGACGGATTTCCGGTTAAAAAGATATTCGCATTTCCCAATGCAATAATATTTAATAATCCTCCCGGCATATCTAATGATGTATGATCTTATTATATCATTTTCTTTTCTTTTCTTTTTCTTTTTTCTTTTTTCTTTTAATAATTAAATATATATCGATGGAAATACATAAAAAAATCTTATTAATTCTTACTATTTTCATTGCGTCTGTCATTATTTATCGTTTATGGAACCAACGTATCGATATTCAAACACAAACACAAATAAAAAAAGAATCCTTTAAAGCGTCCATCAATTTGATGAATACGCATGATAACCATTTACCGATTAATCAATATTTTATAAAAGCATCCTGGAATACTGCCTATAATAGTTCTAAAAATATCATGGATTTAAGTATGGTTACTACTGTTTTAAGTCGCGGATGTCGTTTTATCGATTTCGAAGTTTATTCTTCTAGTAGCACTACTGGTAGTAATACTTATACGTCTAAAGCGGTAACCACGATAATTCCGGTAATAGGATATTCGGTTCAACCAAAAAATAAATATCAAATGGACTGTAATGAACCCACGGTAAGTTTACTCGAGGCATTAACCACTGCAAAAGAGTATGCATTTTCACAGGGAACTTCTACTGGACCTCCAAATTCAAAGGATCCGTTATTTATTCAGATCCGTGTAAAATCGGCAAATCAAGAATTATATGATGCCTTACCAACTGCGATTAAATCGGGTTTAGGCAGTGCCATCGTATTACCAACGGAGAATAGTTTTAATAAAATCCTATTAAAAGATATGGCGGGCGGTGTATATCTTTTTGCGGATTTAGTGAATTCCGATCCCATGTTTAAAAAAAATTATGAAAAATATGATATCTTTTCCAATATTACGGTTTCGGGATTTTTAGAAAATGGAATATCTACCATTGCGAATTCCATTCTACTACAAAGTCCTAAACTACCACCTATGATAACCGATCATTCTAAAATGACGGTTAGTTATCCAGTGATTACGTATCCAGATTGTTCAAATTGTAAACCCCAGGGTTATATTCAATTTACAGAGTCGTTTCCAGATATTTCAGTGCATAATACCATTGCAAATCCAACTGCGTATCCACCTATTCAAAATAAATTACATGCTGGTCTTAATTCAGACGTAATGAATATGATTATTAATTATGGAATGAATATCATTCCATTTCGTTTTTACATAGATGATAATAGTTTAGCAGACTATGAAAATATATTTATGGATAACGGGGAATGCGCATTTGTAAAAATGGGTTTGATCATGAAAAACTATAATATTACGCCCACTACGTAAGGAATATTCTATTCTATTCCAACCATGTAAGAAAAATCTTGAAATTTATTATATTCCCATAATATAATAAAGAAAGAAAGAAAGAAAGAAAAATGCATACGCATACCAGAAAAAAAAGAACTGGTGGACAACAGCTTCGAAAAACGAATTGTCATCCTGGAACCAGAAAAAAAAAGATCCTGGATTATTCTTGTTTTACGAAAGAATCCATTCTTATCCTAAAAGACGCATTTAATAAGCATCATCCTGATCGAAAAATCGTCACGAATAACCCGAAAGAAATTTGGGAACATTTACATCAAAAAATACCGGAATGTGATCGTGAATCTTGTTGGTTACAGAAGATCCCCAATCGATATTTACAAGACAAATTGAAAAAAGATTTATTCTCTCCGGTAAAACCCACGGAATGGAAAGCAAAACCAAATGCATGGTTATCCAATTTCGATATTGATGCGGTGATTCAACAATACGAAGAAGCCAATCGCGATTTTCTGTTTCTAGGTCCAACCCCGATTGATTTTGATAAAGTAAAAAACGGAAAATGTATTTGGGAAGAATTATGTCGCATTAATATTGTAAAAGAATATCGCAGAGGTAAACGGAAATTCGGCGTTATTTTTAATTTAGATACTTCGGAAGGACCAGGAACCCACTGGGTTTCTCTCTTTATGGATATCAAAGATCCAACCCCTTTTCTGTTTTATTTCAATAGCACGGCAGAAGATACGCCTGCAGAAGTAAAAGATTTAATGACGCGTTTAGAAAGTCAATTTAAATTGATTAAACCATTGAAAAACCGGAATCTAAAAGTATTGGAAAATACGAAAATGCAACACCAGAAAAGTAATACCGAATGCGGTATGTATTCTCTCTTTTTCATTATTTCGTGTCTTACTCGAAAAACGGATCCTAACGATATGGATGAAACAAAAAAAATGTCGGTGGATGATTTAGTTGCAATGTTTGCAGGAAATACGCGAATACCAGATAAACTAGTAGAGAAATATCGCGGTATTTATTTCAACGATTAAATAGAGATCGTTTGTAATTTAAGAAATGTATTTTGTAAAACATTATAATTTACATTTTTAAGATTTAGAAGCACCTTTATATTGTCGGTTGAAAAAACGATATCATGAAAATAATCATAATTTTCTATAACTTCTTTTATTTTATCAATAATATCCTCATAATTTGTCCAAATTATCATATCTTTATAAGGTATTGTATCCATTAAAGGCGAAATTTCAGAAATAACAACGACACCGCATTCTAATGCCGGTAAAACTCTCAATTCTTCAAATGTATGATGATGTGGAGTCTGATGAATATTTATAAGAATCTTGGTATTTTTTAATAA